GGACGGCGACTGGATGCCCAGTTGCGCCCGCGCGGCGTCGGTGACCATCTGCATCGCGGCCTGCACTTCGGGCAGACGTTCGGTCATGCGCGCGGTAAGTCCGTCAACCAGCCCATCGGCGACAGCGGCACCCGAAGACATCGAGCCGCTGGTGTTGGACTTGCCGCTCGGCTGCGCGCGCCCGCCGCCCGCAGCCTTGGGGTCGGCATAGGTGGTGCCCCCAAGACCGATGCTGATGTCGGGAATGGCGTCGCGGATCGACGAGACGATGTCCTTGACCTTCTGCGCCACGCGGTCCAGCAGGGCCATGAACTCGTCGAACTTGCCGGTCACCCAATCTACGGCCCCGCCGACGACAGTCTTGAAGCTGTTAAAGTACTCAACAGCCTTCCCGGCAAAGAGAATGATCAGCTCTATTGCCCCCTGAATCGCGCCCCCAAGCCCGTCTTTCCCAAGCTTGGGGACGACGTAATCGGTTATAAAGTCGATGATCTTGTTAAGGGCTGGCATCATGGAAGCGGCGAGCTCAACGCCCATTGCCTGGAACTTGGTCGTCAGCGTGTTCATCTTTTCATCAAACTCGCCCGCCGCGGCGACCGCTTCCGGCCCCAGCACAATGCCCAATTTGCGCGCTTGGTCTACCAGCGATTTGACTTGCCCGGGAACCCCGGACAGACTTGCGCCCATGGCAGCCCCGGCCTTGCCGAACAGGGCAGTCGACACTGCCGCCGCAAGCGTCGGATCCTTCATCCCTTCCATAGTGGCGACATAGGCCGCCATGGCCTGGTCGGTGGTGAAGGTGCTGGCCGCAAGGTCGGCCTGACTGACCCCGATTGCCTGCAACGCCTTGATGGCCGGAAGCGACCCTTGCCGCGCTTCGCCCAGGGTCTTGTTCAGCTTGGCGGCCGCGCTGGCAAAATCCTCGTCCGTCATGTCCGCCGCCTCTTTCAAGGCAAAGCGGTATTCCTGGAACGCGGTGGTCGACATGCCGGCGGCCTTGGACGCATCGCCAATGGCATCGCCGAACGCAGCAGAGCTGCGGGCAAAGGCGATGGCCGCGCCGGTCACTGCCGCGACACCCGCCGCGACCACGGCCATGTTCTTGCCAAAGCTGACGGCCATGCTTCCCGCCCGGCTCAGCCCGCTTCCCATGCGGCTGGCCGCGCCGGACAGGCCGCTCATGGCACCTTCGGCCCGGTTCATCTGGCGCATCAGCGGCCCGACATCCGCCGTCACGTCGATGACTACTTCGCCGACGCTTGCCATTCCGCGTGCTCCCTTTCAGCCTTCGAAAGCCCCTGCTTCGGCGGCGGGGACAGCGTTTCGACCAGCCACCAGAAGTGGTCAGGCTCCATCCGCCAGAACTCTGACGGCGGGACAGACAGCCGGGTCACGGCCATCTGGAAAGCCGTCTTTACGAAGCGGTGGTCTTTCCCGGCGCGTCCGCCTCGGCATCGTCGTCGCCGCGCGGCGCGCCGCCCATCAGGCAGGCCACCAGCGCCTGCATGGCGATCATGCCTGCAACTTCGGATGGCTCCGGGTCACCGGCCACGCGCGCGCGGCCTGCCGCTTCCAGGTTGCCCATGATCTCGGCATGAACCTCGGCGTCGGTCACCTTGGCCCCGGCAAAGCGCAGCATCGCGCCATAGGAGCGGGCCACCTTGTAGAACGGCACCCGGTTGCCCCAGTTGCCGATTTCGCCCAGGGTGACGATCCCCTCGACCTCGGCCCCGATTTCAAAGGCGCGGTGCGCGGGAATGACGTAATCAGACCCGCGCCATTTCATGCGAATGGCTGCCATCAGGAATGGGTCCACGCGCCCGAGGATGTGAACTCAGCCGAGAAGCTGGTTTTGTCGTCGTCCGGGTTGCCTTCCTCATAGCTGGAGAAAAAGAAGTTCCCGGCGATGGTGTCCTTCGCCGCAAGCGCATCGCCGAACTTGAAGGTCAGGTCGGTCAGCAGTTTCGACGCCGCCGTGTCAAAGGCAATGTCACGCAGGGTCGGGCTGCTGTAGACGCCCTCGACGATCAGCGTGATCTGTTGGGTCGCGACGGCGGCCAGCACTTCGATGATGCCCGACGAATCCTTGTCGGTCACGTCGATGGCTTCAGCGCCCCACTTGATCGTGCTGACTTTGACACCGGCAATCGGGACGGCGTTCTTGGAAAGGACGGCAAGCCGCCCGGCGTTCTTGGCCATGGTGGTGGTCTCCTGCAGATGAAAGGATGGGGGTCAGGTCTTGTCGAGAAGCAGCCGGTATTCGCAGACACCGTGAAAGCTGCCGTCCGGCATCCGGTCGCAGCGGGTCAGCTCGCGCTGGATCGTCACCGTCAGGTATCCGGTCACGGCCAGGGCGCCCCGGTGCAGGCGCTCGTAGATGCGGCCCTGGATGTCCTTGGCCTGCGCCATGCTGCCGGTCTTGCTGCGCGTGTGGATCCGCGCAACGCCGTCGAACCCGGTACTGTTGGCCGTGTCGAATGCGGCAAGCGAGATGAAGCCCACCTCGACATAGGGCCAGCCCGCCAGCGACCCGCCATCCGCCGCCTGTGGCGCAGCGTCATAGACCGTCAGGCCAAGACCCGTCAGCGCCTGGAACAGCGCCTTCTGAATCTCGAATTCGGCGGGCATGTCAGGCTTAGCTGTAGCGCAGGAAGGCCGCGACCAGGCCAGCGCCGCTGGTGATCGTGTCGACGCCTTCCAGATACTGGCTGATCGAATCCAGCGGGATCACCCGCGCGGCACCCGCCGCAATCGACCCCACGGCATAGGACGCGGCACTGACCGTGCCGTAACCCGCCACCGGGATCGAGGTGCTGGCAAGGCTGCCGGTGATGACGGGCGAGATGGCGCCGCCGGTCGGGTTGCGCAACACAAGGACCGATCCCGGCGACCCCTTGTCATAGCTGAAGGTATCGCTGGCCGAGAGGGTCAGTTCCGTCATGACGCGCACGCCAAAGCCGGTCATCAGGGTCGGGGTAATCACTGCCATTGGGTCAGCCTCCTGTTGCCTTGCGCTTGCGGGCCAGACGGGCCAGCAGCTTTTTCACGAAAATGTCGAGGTAGCGGCGTTCAAGGTCCGGGCGCAGCGACTGCAGGGTCTGCAGGAACATCGCGTGCTCCACATGATCCGGCCCCTGCCCGTATTCCAGAAAGCGCCAGTAGAACGCTTCCTTGCCCACGCGGACGGACGCGGCTACCTTGGTGCGGCTTCCCTTCTCGCGCTTGGCCTTCACGGCACCGACCAGGACGCCTTCATCCTTCGGCGCGCGCTCGGCCCCTTCATTGGCGAAGTCCTGCGCCAGCTCATAGACCGTGGCCCGCAGCAGGTTCTTCGCCTCATTCGGCGCGATGGTCCGCAGCACGTGGTTCACGTCCGCGATGCCGCGGATGGTGACATCCAGGTTCACTGGGTCACAGCCTTGAACGCATCGAGCAGTCGGGCCAAATCGCCCCGCGCCCCACAGACCAAGAAGATTCCGGCTGCGGTCTTTTCCGTGGCGAAGGTGATGTCGGTGTCAATGTTGACCTCGCCGATCTCCCGCGCCAGATCAACGAACGGATCGGGCTTTCCGACCTCGTGTCCATCCAGATACTTGGCCATCGCCTTAACCTGTGTCAGCAGCCCGCCGGGGTCGATCTGCACCTTTAAGTCCATCGTTGCCATTATTGCGTCACTCCCCGCTCTGCTTCGATCACCAGGCGCAGCTCGCGCGCGCCCATGTCCCGGATGCCCCGGATGTTGTAGGCCACGCCCTGCCAGATAATCCGGTCGCGCGGGTCAATGTCCCGGCGGTTGTGGATCGTGAACAGGACGGCGAAGGTCGCGGTCATGCGCCCCTCGACCATGGTTTCTGTGCCAGCCTTGGCGACGACATTCGCCCAGACCGTCGCGCAGTCTGCCAGGTCGGCCCAGGCTTCGCTGATGCCCCCCGCCCCGTCCGCCGTGCGAACGATCCGCTGCAGCGTGATCCGCTGGTCCATGGCACCGAGGGAGGTTTTCATGCGGCCGGCCTGATCCGCCAGTTGTCCATCAGGAACTGCGCCGATACAGGCACTTCGGTGATTGGCCCCGGCTCACCATTGTCGCGGCGCTCCAACATCTCCGACGCCAGCAGCTTGATCGCGGCTTTCAGATCCTCCGGCACCGTCGCGAACCCCACCTGATAGGTGATGACGACCGGGTATCCATCACCCGTGATGGTGGGCCAATCCGTCGCGGGCAGCAGCAGGGCGGGGCTGTCGCCCACGAATGTCGTGCCGGTCACGGCGACTGCGTCTGCGGTCATGCTGGTAATCGACGCCACCTCGCCGCCCGGCAGTTCAATCGGGCAGGTCCCGCTTGGCAGATCGGTCAGGCGCAGCACAGCAGACCGGCGTGTCAGCAGGCGCTGCGTCATCTTTTCCACCACGCCCTGCGCGGCCAGGCACAGGCTGTTCATCAGCGCGTCCTCGTCGCTATCCGTCACGCGCCGATGCGCGCGCAGTTCGACGGCGGACAGACAGGCCGCAGACAAAGCCGCTGGCGTCCAGATTCGTGTGCGTGGGCGATATGCCATGCGGTCCCCCGGTGAAGATGGCGGCGCGACCGAAGCCGCGCCGCCGATGGCATCAGGTGGCCGCGTTGACGAACAGGCGGACCGCAGCAAGGTCCAGCAGGTTGCCGCCGGTGCGCATCCAGGCCAGGAAGCCAATCTGGCCGAGGCGGACGTAGTTCGAGTCCGCAAAGCGGAACATCGAAATGTCCAGGGCATCGCGGATGTAGTAGTAGCTGAAGTCGCCGAACGCGATGGACTTGGCGTTGGCGGCCATCACCGGCACGTCCTGGTTGATGACAACCGGATAGCCGCACAGCATGTCAGGCCAAGAGAACGCCTGCTCGTTGTGCGTGGTGTCATACCCCGGAACGAAGATCGGCCGTCCGGCAGTGTCCTTGATTTGCCGGATCACACGAACCGACGCATCGTTCATCATGAACTTGCAGTTGCCCATGGCGCGGTATGCCGGGTCAACCGCGTGGATCAGGTTGATGATGCTGTCGTAGATGATCGACGTCACCTGCGACGTGGAGTTGGCAGCGGTCACGCCGGTCGTCGCGGCAGTGATCAGGCCGGTCGGCTGGCCAGTGCCAGTGCCAACGGTGTAGCCGGTGTTGGTGATACGGCCCAGGCGCGTCTGCAGGCGACCCTGCACGAAGGCCTCCACGTCGATCTGGCTGTCCTGCAGCAGTTCGAAAGGCACAGCTGCGATCTTCGAGGATGCCTTGAACGTGGGCAGCGACCGCGTGCCAAAGACCGGATCAAGCGCGGTGGCGGTCACGTTTTCCGCGATCCACTCGCCGACTTCCGCCGTCCCGTCCGAAGTCGGGAACGACAGCGGGTTGCCCTTTTCGGTGCGCAAAAGGGTTGCGACCGACCGCAGACCACCAAACGCCTTCAGCGCGTCGATCAGCGATGCCGCGACATCAGACTGCACCGTGAAACCACCTTCCGAGCCGGTGGTGGTCGACATCACGTTGCGGATGCTGGCCCAGTCCTCGGCGTTCAGGGCGGCGTCGCCGCCGCGCAGCCACTTGGCATACAGAGACAGGCCCTTGTTGCCGGTGTTGCGCCCCTTCCGGTCCGCCGCTTCGGCGACCGAATGGTTGCTCGCATCCTCGGCCAGCTTCTCGTTGGCATCGTTGATGCGCTTGATCGAGGCGTCGACCTTGTCGATTTCGGCCATGGCGTTGTCATAGGTCGCCTGGTCGGTGACGGTGTCGAAATCCGGTTTTGCAACCAGTTCCTTCAGCGCAGCCGCAATCGTGCCGCGCTTCTCACGAAGAGCTTGGATGGACATCATGTCCCTTTCTCTGATGATACCGCTTGCGCGGCGGTGGTCTGGCGCGGCGCGCTCAGATCGTGTTGGCCACCAGGCGCGCGGCAAGGTGCCGGGCGCGGATGGCGGCAAGGTCGGGGGCCGGACCGGGGACCGGCTCCGGGTCTGCTTGCTCAGGTTCCGGCAGGACCGGCGCCTTGGCATAGGCCGACAGGTCCCACATCGCCTTCGGGCGCTGGTTGTTTTCGGTGATGACCTCGTCGGCCAGCTTTGCGTCGATGGCTTCTTGCGCGGTGAACCAGGTTTCCGCCGCCATCATGGCAAGGAAGGTTTCCGGCGCGCCCTCGGACCGGCGGGCATAGGTCTCGGCAATCTGCCCGTCGATCTTGGACAGAAGGTCCGCCGTCGCGCGCATGTCTTCCTCGTTGCCGATGCTCATGCCCCAGGCCTTGTGGATCATCAGCATCGCGCCGGGGGCCATGACCGTCTTTGCGGCCTCGCAGGCGATGACGCTGGCGGCCGAGGCGGCAAGGCTGTCCACCTGCACCGTGATCGGCTCCTGGTGGGCGCGCATCGCCGCGACCATGGCCTGCGCGCCGAAGACCGATCCGCCGGGGCTGTTGACCCTGATGGTGACCGGGCCGCTCGTCGCGGCAAGGGCAGCCATGAACTGCCGGGGCGAGACGCCGCCGAACCACGCCGCCTCTTCATCGTCCGACGCGATCACGTCATAAAGCCAGATCGTGCCAGCCTCGGCCCGGAACTCGCCCGCGCCCTTGTTGGCAAGGCGCATCTTCATCTGCAGATTCATGGCTGCGG